GCTCACGCGAGACTCCAAAGTCCCACCCCTTCGCATCAAGGCCAACGCCGTTATTGTTCGTGTGTATTCGTCCTTCAAACAAGCGTTTGATGGAGGATACAGTACGAGCAATACCTTCATCGTCATGCCCCATGCCTGGGGAGGACCCGAAATACGGGAATTTCTCTGAGTGGGTGTAGCCTGCCTGGAACAAGGTAATTTCAGTCTTATTCTGCATGTCGTGGAAAAAGCGAGTCACGAACTCCGCCTTAGCCGACGTACGCCAGATTAAGCGCCACCTTCCCTCCTCCACGATCTCATCGAGCACCTTGACTGGCAATTTGCTCAACTTGTGGATTTCTGGCTTCACAGAGTCCTCTTCCGGGAGAATATACCCACTGAGGAAGAGGTCTTTGGGAGACATACTTACAACAAAGTCGTGGTCGGATTTCAGGAGCAAGCAAATCGTGTAAAGACCACTCTCCAGGCATCGCCGCGAAGTAGTCCACGCACCCTTGGTCTTTACGTCCATGAGTGCGGACCAACCTGAGTCCTTGACTGGGTCCATGGCCTTCAGGATGCCCTGAAGATATGTCTTAAACGACACGTTCCAATCCCACCTTCCGGCGGGCAAGCCCTTGACACGCTCCATCAAATGTTGCGGGTCATAGCCCCGTTTCCTCGTCAACTTCTGCCGCAGCTGGCTGACAAGACTGGATTTCTCTGCCGCGGGTCCCTCCGCTGGCCAATTGCCACGGATTTTCCCGTCCTTAGTGAGCAAGTTGTACTTGCGTAGCTGATCCATGATGCTCACGTTGGCGTAAATGCCATCTTCATCGTATGGCTTCGACTTGTTCCTGGTCTTGTAAGGAACCTTCCCGATCGGCGTCAGAAACTCCTCAGCTACGGCTGACCCTAAGTGGTCAACGCGTGCCTCTGGAAGAATCAGATACTGGAACAACTCGCCTTGGCGAGTGTGCCCATGTAACGTGGGGAGATGGTTCTCACTGTAGTCCAGGAACTCAAGAAGAGTCATGGACTGAAGGTTGTCAAAGATGTGCTTCATCCCGGCGTCCCACTTCTTCAGAGTATCATCCGAAACGGGAGGCGCGGGAACACAAGACTTCACGTCGTCCGTGTAATGACGGGGTGGCGGAATGTCCTTGTCGAGCACAAAACAGCTGGCAACAGCTTCAGTAGCGATAGAAGATGCTTCTACGAAGCTCTCTGGCGTAATGGTAGGCGTAGGCTGGATGCGAAACCGAAGTCCGGGCGGCGGGGGCTGCTCCATCCTTTGGCGAAAATCACGCATCTCCTCGAGATCCTTGCGGAAACCTTGAAGCTCATGTGACTGGGGAAGTCCATACCCATGCGGAATGATCCGACTTACAGGGGCTGGGCTGGGGGGGGGAGGAATGACCACTGCTGCTGCTGCTGCTGCTTCCGCTGCTGCTGCTGCTGCTGGAATCACGTCCCCTTCTTCCTCTTCACAATCAAGGAATACTGCAGGATTATCCTCACACTCACCGGTGCAGTCGCCGTAGATCCGGTCTCGGATTT